ATAAGGACGGGAACTATATCAACGAACCGGAAGACCATGACAATCACGGAATAGATGCTGTACGTTACTATGTATTGGGTGAGCTTCTTGGTAAGATTCAGAAACCGAAAGATTTAACAGGAATATTTACTCACTAAAATTATAGATTATGCCATTGAATTTAGAAAAAATATTAGCACTCCCTGACATCGGGCAGAAGATAAACTACCTGAAGAAAGGTAGGAAAACTGAACTTCCCGACCGTTGTAAACTTTGGGATGATTGGAATCCGGAACGCCATGAAATCATGGTTGACAAAAAGAAGTATCCGGACAGAAAGGTTCTTGAAAAAGAAGCAGAGAAACACTTCGATGAAAAAACTGGTAAGACTTATGAAATCGAAGCAAAGTATAAGACTGAACCGGTGAACCGTATTTCCATTCCATTGGAACAAGATATAGTGAACATTCAAACAGCTTTCACGGTCGGCACAGAACCGTCTATGGATTGCACTCCGACTGATGATGATGAAAAGAAGCTGTTGGATGCGGTAAAGGCTGTATTTAAATCCAACAAAATCAAATATCAGAACAAGAAGATTGTTCGTGCTTGGTTATCCGAACAGGAAGTAGCCGAGTATTGGTATGTCACTGATGATGATTCATTTTGGGCGAAGTTCTGGAAGAAAATAAAGACTACCTTCGGGGGGAAGGTCAAGCCCACCAAGAAACTGAAAAGCGTGTTATGGTCCCCATTCAGAGGTGATAAGCTATACCCGTTCTTCAACGATGAAGGTAAAATGATTGCTTTTTCACGTGAGTATAAAAAGAAGCTCATGGATGATTCGGAGGTCACCTGCTTTATGACTATCACGGACAAAATGGTTTATCAATGGGATTTATCTAAAGGATATGAAGAAAGAACTCCTTTTGCTCATGGATTCCCAAAACTGCCTGTTATCTACGCTTATCGGCCCGAACCTTATTGCAAAAAGATTAAGACTTTCCGTGTCCGGTTGGAAAAACTTCTTTCTAATTACGCGGATTGCATTGACTATCATTTCTTCCCACTGCTGAAGCTAATTGGAGATGTAGAGGGCTTCATGGGTAAGGTTAAGGATAGAATGGTCAAACTCACCGGAGAGGGTGCGGATGCCCAGTATCTGACGTGGAACCAAGCAAATGATACCGTAAAATTTGAAGCAGAAACACTCACTAATATGGCTTATGATATGTCAAACACTCCAAGAATATCCTTTGAGACGTTGAAGGGGGTAGGCAAAGCATCAGGAACCGCTTTCCGCTTTATGTTCATGGGTGCACATATGGCGGTAGAAAATCACGGTGAGGTCATTGGAGAGTTCTTGCAGCGGAGAGTAAATTTCATTGTTTCTGCTTTAGGCTCTATCAATCCAACCGAGTTTAGCAAGGCATCGCAGACTATTGGCATAGAAACAGAACTGGTTCCATATATGATTGATGATTTGAATGATAAGGTGACTACTGCCGTTTCCGCTGTCAGTGGTGGAATTTGGTCAACCCGTGAAGGTATCATGTTTGCCGGGAATGCTGATAGGGTAGAAGAGGAGCTTGCAGAAATCAAGGAGGAACAAGGGGCAAAGAATAACAATGCAGCGTCTCCTAACCCCAAGGGATAATTCATTGCTTCATGTTTTTATAGTACTATTGAGCGGAGCTAATTTAGTTCCGCTTTTTTATTACTAAATTCTATATTATAGAATATATTTCTTGGAAAAATTTTATAATTCAAAATTAATTCATATTTTTGCATCAAATAAATGAGATATGAGAATTGTATCACATAAGAAATTGAAAGAGTTCTACGAAACGAAAGGCTATGAAGATTCACGCATAGCTTTAGAACGTTGGTATGATATAGCGGAAAAAGCTGAATGGAAGAACCTATCAGACATTAAAGTGGATTTTCTTTCAGTTGATTATGTAGGTAACCAACACTATGTATTCAATATCAGAGGCAACAACTATCGGTTGGTTGTCGTTGTTAAGTTTACAATTGGGTACGTCTTCATTCGCTGGGTTGGTACTCATAAAGATTACGATAAGATAGATTGTTCAACCATTTAAGAGATAGAAGTATGAATAAAGTAACGAAAGAACAGTATGAATTTGCTTTGGCGAGAGTGGAGGAACTTCTGCCATTGGTTGATGACAATACGCCTGCAAACGATAAAAATGCGGTGGAGCTTACAGTTATGTCCGATATTGTGATAGCATACGAAAAAGAACATTATCCGATAGAAAAACCGACTGTTGCGGAATTGATAGAGTTATCTCTTGAAGAGAAAGGGATGAGTCAAAAGCAACTTGCTGGTGAGATTGGAATAAGTCCATCGCGTGTGAATGACTATATTTCTGGACGTTCGGAACCGACCCTCAAAATTGCGAGGTTGCTATGTCGAGTGCTGAATATACCTCCAGCCGCGATGTTGGGTTTCTGATTAGTTCATAAGAAGAATATTTAGGCGTGATTCATTCGGTTTCACGCCTTTTTTATACCATTTTACGACAATCGTTTCATTGTCGTGTATCACCTATCTGATAATTTTTCACCTTCTTTATAAATAACGAAATTTACCGTAGAAATTTATAAATCAAATTCATACGGTATGACAATCTTAGAACAAATCTTAGCAGGGCTACAACAGAAATTCGCTGGGGTGGACACTGCTATTCTTACCCGCATTGCCACCAAAAAGGCAGAGGGTGTAACGGACGAGACAAAGGTAAACTCAATTGTTGAGGGTATCAGTTTTTCGGACGTGCTTAATTCTTATGGTGATTTCCGTGCCGGGGATGCTTCCAAGACCGCAGTTTCCAACTACGAAAAGAAGCATAACCTGAAAGACGGAAAGCCAATCGAGACTACCACAACCACCAAAACGGAAGAGAATAAAGACGATGTGCCTGCATGGGCGCAAGCTTTAATTGACTCCAACAAGAACCTTTCTGATAAGCTAACACAGTTTGAAACGGAAAAGGCTCAAGCAACACGTAGCCAGCAGATTTTGGCAAAGGCAAAGGAGTATGGTATTCCCGAAAACTACGCCAAACGATGCGCCATTAAGGACGATGAGGACTTGGACGCATACTTCAAGGACTTGAAGCAGGAGTTCGCAAATGACGGCTTCAAAGGCGTGACCCCTCCCGAATCAGCGGAAGAGAAGATTGAGAAAGAATCTGAATCTATCGCTAAGATGATTGACGAGGGAACGAAAACTATTGTTGAACAAAACAAGAATTAATTATGTCAGCAGGATTTAAGTATGATTTGGTTCCGCTCGTTGAGCAAGAGGAACGCTACGATGTCCAGACCGGTATTCGTAGACGTGGCCCGTTCAAACTCGACACGCAGAACCTAGTAGTGGGAAGTTTTCTTCCCGTATTTACGCCGATTTGTGCGGACTTGAAAAACAAGTTCGCTTATGCGGTAATCAACGTGAGAGTTGTGGAAGCCTATACCACCGGTGCGGAGGCTTTGTCTATCAAGGTAGCCAAGAACTCTTTGGCTTATGTGGGAATGTTTGTCGGAAGCGGCACTAAAGGTGCTGAGGTCGCGGCTATTGACAAATCTAATGCCAACTACGATGTCTTGACTATCAAGGCTGCTTTCGGTGAGAATATCGCCAAAGATACCGTACTTTTCAATGCGGTTGCGGTTGACGGCTTGAAACAGAAGTACGTTGCAAATTCGGCTCTGTTTAACCGGACGAAAGTAGAGGACGGAATTACACTGGTTTCATTGCTTCGTACAGCCGCAGAGATTGAACCTTCAAAACTGGCTATGCCGTTCTCCGAGAACGATAAAGCCAACATGAAGGGATGGTTTGAATTTAACGAGTAAGGAGGTAGGATATGTTTTTAACGATTCAGACATTATTCGATGATGCGAACATTGTTTCCGCTATCATCAGACGTGTAAACCGGACGCGTAAAGATACAATCTATTGGCAGCAGTATCTTACTTTCCGCAGAGTAACTACTCGCGTGTTCAAAGATTATATCGGTTCTGTAACCGGAGTTATGGCAGGTTCCATCAATTCACGTTTTGGCGAAAAGCCCATCCGTGAACGTAGGAACATTGGTTCCGGATATGGTGAGATTGCCTACTTGGGCGATGCTTATCAGATGTCCATCGACCGACTTTCCGAGTTGCAGGATTTAATTGACAAGTTCAATGTAGCTAAACCGGCAGACCAAAAGGCCGCAATGGAAGAGATTGTAAACTTTCTGGCAGATGATTACCGTCAGATTACCCTTGCTGCTCACAAGCGCATGGATATTATTGTTGGTGCCTTGTTGATGCTTGGTGAAGCCACCGTTTACAACAAGGATGCTGCAATAACTTCCGGTCAGACCAATAATAAACTGCTGGAGATTACCCTTCCGTTCAATTTTATCAAGCCGAAAAGTGGAGATGTGGTTGTGGACGGAAAGAACATGTTCATCTCTTACCTGAGAGAGAAACTCCATTCTTTGGCACCGGACTATGGCGTTTATGCCAAGATGATTATGACACGCGCTTCTTTCAACAAGTTCGTGCTCGGTTCATCTGAATTTGGCGAGCAATACAAGATGATTCTCGGCAGCAACGAAATGAAGTTGAGTACGGGATTGGTTTCCTCTTCTTTGGCTTCCGAAGTGTTCACCGGCATCGGTTTGCCGCGTATTGAAATCAAGGAGGACTACGTGAAAGACCAGACGGGAAAGAATGTGCAGATTTACGCGGATAACCGTATTACTCTGTTACCTTCTGACAACATTGGTTATATGCGCCATCATACCCCGTATGAAGCGACAGACCCAGTACAAGGACGTACTTATATCCCGTCAGAGGGGCAGATGCTTATCTCCAACTACCGTGACAAAAACGGTCGCTACATGGAATATACGGCAGAGTGGATTCCGCAGATTTCCAATCCAGATTTGATAACCAATTTCGATTTGAGCGAAATTGCATCCATCCAATCAGCATAAGGGGGTAGGATATGAAAGTAAAGGTTATATCAGTTTTCCGCGACAAGTTCACCGGAAAGTATTATACTCCCGGTGAATTGATTGAAGTCGGTGAGGAAGCCCGTGTGCTGGATATGGAAAGCCGCAGACTCGCTGAACGGATTGAGGTGAAAGCTCCCGAAGTGAAAGCCCCTGAAGAAAAGAAAGAGGTGAAAATTTCCCTCTTTGAAAAGGAGTTTGAGAAGAAGGCTTTGATTGATGCTTTGAAGTCTATCGGTGCGCAGGCTTCCGGCAATATGAAAGAGGAAACTCTTTTGGCTAAGGTTGCAGAACTGGATGAAGAATCAACAGCCAAACTGAAAGAAGCATTAGGTATCGAGTAAAAGGATAGGGTAGTGCTTCTACCCTTCCATTGTCTAATTTTATAAATCAGAAAAGAAATGAAGAATTTTATTTTTGCCATGTGTGGCTTTTTAATGATGTCTTTGGTTTCGTTGAGCGTGCAGGCATCAAGTGTGGAATCTTCTAAGTGTGAATACGTGAATCCATCGGTTGATGTTGGTCTGCCAGATATTCAGTTTATCACTTTGGAAACGGCTCTGGCTGATTGTGTTGTACCGACCATGACGCATCCCGTGTTTTTGGTTGCAAATAACCCGGCTATGATGTGTTCGATAAAAGAGGGAATGGCTATTCAAGGGATACGAATTAATGTTCCCAAATGCCCGTTCAGATACATCTATAAATCAAAGTATTGCACGCATTATAGCTATACCGCATATAGTAAACTGGTTACACCATATTAATATGACGATAAACGAATACATATCACAGAAGTTCCAGTCTTTCGGCATTAACTTGTCGGAAGCTGACCTTTTGGATATGTGTCTGAATGCGGAGATAAGCGGAGAGGACGAGATGAACGAGGATTGTTACGGTCGTGTCTTCGTGGCGATTGCGAAGTTCATCCCCTCTCTATCGCTTCGTGCCACTTCAATCAGTGAAAGCGGTTTCTCGATGTCTTGGAACATTCAAGGTATCAAGGACTACTATTCATTCCTGTGCAAGAAGTACGGATTGAAAGACGAATTAAGCAACAAACCCAAATGCACTTTCTTGTGATATTCGCTCCACACATATTGCAGGTAAAGGTTATCACCCCTATGGAAAAGGATGAGTTTGGCAGACCCATTCCCGGTACTGGCGGTGAAAGCTGGCAGGATGTATGTAAGTGCCGTTGTGATGATAACACTACCAAAGAGTTTTCATCCGATAACGGCTCTGTGTATCGTCCTAATTATCATGTAGTATGTGAGAAGAGAATCACCATTCAGGCAGGGGATGAAGTCCGCTGTATGGATGGTGAGAACATGAGAGGTCAAGGCGAGGTTTACGTAGTAAAAGCAACCAATTATTTTAATTATTCAGAAATTTGGATATGACAAGAACAGAAGAAGTTGTTGCAAACAAGCAACTGAGAAAGGATATTGACGAGAAGATTCAAGAAATAAAGAATCTGCCTCCGAGCAGGGAAAGAAGCCTTGCGATTACGAAATTGCAAGAAGGTGTAATGTGGCTTGGAATGGATTTGAAACGTCTTAACGAGGAAAATCCTTACCCTTCGAGCAAAGACCCTTCAAGTGGTGATAAAATCGAGCCAACCGCTGACGGATTGAAACTATAATGAACGTAGATTTCGATTTTTCCGATGTCGATTCCTTTTTCGATGAAGGAGAATGGGAAGTCGAGAAGAAAATGATTGATGTGGGCGATGAATCCGTGAAGTACGCAGAGGAACACGGCAATTATCAAGACCACACGCTCACTCTGAGAACGTCCAATGATTACGATGTCGATAAAGACGGTTTGACGCTGAAAAACGAAGCGGAATACGCTTCATTCGTGGAATCTAAAGGATTTGAAGTTTTGAGTGGTGCCGCTCTATATGCGGAGAAACGATTAAAAGAAGAATTTGAGAAATGAAGTACAGAAAGAAACCAGTAGTAATCGAAGCTATTCAGCTTAAAGTAGATAACTTCGATGAAGTGTGTGATTTTATGGGTGGAACTCCCGTGCCGAAGCATAATCCCGATTTTGGCATAGATGAGCATGGTAACACCAATGAACCTTATCTTGGTGTGTACATTGAAACTCTTGAAGGTAAGATGCTTGCAAGTTATGGCGATTACATCATTAAAGGTGTAAACGGCGAGTTCTATTCTTGTAAGCCAGACATCTTTGAGAAAACATATGATAAAGCTGATGATTCATCATCCGCAATGGATTTCGGTGACGCTATCGAAGTGTTGAAACAAGGTGGTACAATCCGTAGAACTGGCTGGAACGGCAAAGGTCTGATGGTATTCAAGCAAGTACCAGCCCATATCGAAAGTGACATTATTCCTAAGATGCAATCGCTCCCTCAATCAGCAAAAGACCTTATTCTGAAAAGTAAAGGATTCATTGATTACACAAGCCAGTGTCTTATCTACAACGAGAATACCGGACGTGCCGATTCATGGGTGCCGTCTATCAGTGATGTATTTGCCGAAGATTGGGAGATTATACAATGATAGTAACTACCGACATAGGAAACATTCTCTATCGGGATTGTAAGGCTTTCAGGATAGATATAGTACCAGCAGGGGAAATCCTGATGGGAGAATTGAAGTCTGAAAGGATTGTCATCCACACGAAGAAACAACAGCCGGGAAAGTATTGGAAAAAGTCTTTCGCGGAAGTGAATCTTTGTGTACCCGATTTGAGCGAAAATGAAGCCAACTCCATCCGGCTGAATGAGCTTGAACGGGAAGCTATGAAGCATTTTGATGATGTGGTAAGCGCCTATGACGGTACTCGCTATCGTTATTCTATCGAATCAATCGGTACGGAAGCGGACACGGCTTTGAAGTGTCACTATGTGAATATAAGAATATTGTTCGAGGTATTAAATGTAAAACTATAAGATTATGATTTCAGCAGTAGGAATTAAGAGAATTTTGTTTGCCGACATCTCTAAGATTACGGCAGACATTACCCCCGAAATCGCAAAGACTCTAATCCAGGCGGCTATTACCGCTAAAGATGAAGTCTCAAACGTGCACGGGGAAACGTGGCAGATTGAAGAAACAGAAGCGTCTGTCACGGGGTATAAAAATCAATTGAATGGTCAGAACTACCGTTATGACACAACTCCCGGCGATATTACTCCGGCTTTCTCTATTGGTCAGTACGATTGGAAAACTAAAG